CGTCGATGGGGTGCTTGTTTCGAGCTACTTCAAGGGGTTCAATGCGAATCTCTATAAGGTTCCGGTCAAACCCGAGACTACGCCAAAGACGTTCATCCTGACACTGGGGATGACTGTTTCACTCCTCGACGAGATGTATTCGGGGATGCCGGCGCAGTATAGTAAGAAGACCAACGAGACCCCTGCAAGGTACTGGACTGACGACGAGCGAGTCATCGACGGAGAGCTCAAGAAGCCCGACTCGTCATCCGTGTGCGACACAGTACTCGGTGACCTCGATACGTCTAAGCTACACTTCCTTAAGGTGCCGAGTCATCACATCGTGATTGACTTCGACCTGACAGAGAACGGCAAGAAGTCTCTCGAGTCGAATCTGAAGGCGGCAAGTCTGTGGCCGGCAACTTACGCCGAAGTCAGTAAGTCCGGCAACGGTCTCCACCTTCACTACATCTACGACGGAGACGTTAACGAACTAGCACGGGTGTATTCGCCGGGTATCGAAATCAAGGTGTTCACGGGGAATGCCTCCCTGCGTCGCCGACTGACGGAGTGCAACAGCGTTCCGGTAGCAACCATCAGCAGCGGTCTGCCGTTCAGGGAGAAGACAACCGTGCTCGAAGAGAAGACACTGCAGGATGAAAAGCACCTGCGCAACTTGATCGTTAAGTGCCTCAACAAGGACATGAAGGGAATCAGTAGTACCAAAGTAGGTGTCGACTTCATCAAGAAGCTTCTCGACGATGCCTACGCACAGGGCATGATCTATGACGTGACCGACATGCGTCGTGACATCATGATCTTCGCCAACGGCAGTACCAACCAGGCGCTTCACTGCCTCAAAACCATGAAGCAGATGAAGTTCAAGTCGGAGATCTCTTCCGAGGACTCGCGTCCGCCCATCCCGGCGACGTTCCTCAGCTCCCCGATTGTCCTCTACGACGTCGAGGTGTTCCCGAACCTCTTCATCATCTGTTGGATGTACGAGAATTCGGACACTGTCGTTCGGATGATCAATCCGTCGGCGCTCGAGGTTGAACAGCTGTTCCAGTACAAGCTAGTCGGCTTCAACAACCGGAAGTACGACAACCACATCATCTATGCAGCCAGCCTGGGCTGGGGCATTCCACAGCTGTACGAGCTGTCGCATCGGATCGTCGTTCTCAACGACAAAAATGCGTTGTTCCGGGAGGCTTACAACCTCTCGTACGCGGACATCTACGAGTTCGCATCGATCAAGATGGGACTCAAGAAATGGCAGATCAAGCTCGGTCTGCCGCATGTCGAGATGGATCTCTCGTTCGATAAGCCCGTCCCCAAAGAGTTGTGGGAGAAGGTTACTGACTACTGCTGCAACGACGTCCACTCAACCAAGGCTGTCTGGTTGGACCGCAAGCAGGACTACGTAGCGCGTCAGCTCCTGGCTTCGATGAGTGGTCTTCCGGTTAACGCCACGACCCAGAAGCACACTTCGAAGATCATCTTCGGCGACGACCGCAAGGCTTCGGAACAGTTCGTCTACACCGATCTGTCCGAGGAGTTCCCGGGGTACGTCTATGACTTTGGCGTCAGCACCTACTGCGGCGAGACCGTAGGCGAAGGTGGCTACGTATATGCGGAGCCTGGATTCTATCAGGATGTCGCGGTTCTGGACGTCGCTTCCATGCATCCCACGTCGCTCATCCAGCTGAACTACTTCGGTAAGTACACGGGTAACTTCAAGGACCTGGTCGAGGCACGATTGGCCATCAAGCATGCGGCCGAGCGTCTCAAGAAGCACAACGATCCGGTCGGTGCTGAGAAATTCCTGGATCAAGCCCGAGGAATGTTGGGTGGGAAATTCCTTCCGTTCTTGCCTGTCGGGGTATCCCTGGCAGACATGGAGGCTCTCGCCTATGCTCTCAAGATCGTGATCAACATCGTCTACGGTCTGACGTCGGCGAAGTGGGAGAACGATTTCAACGACATTCGGAACAAGGACAACATCGTCGCCAAGCGTGGTGCTTTGTTCATGGTCGACCTGAAGAAGTTCGTTCAGGCGAACGGGTTCCAGGCGGTACACATCAAGACGGACTCCATCAAGATCCCGAACGCATCTCCGATTATGATCGAGAAGGTCATGGAGTTCGGGAAGAAGTACGGCTACGAGTTCGAACACGAGACGACTTACGACAAGTTCTGCCTCGTGAACGACGCCGTGTACATCGCTAGGGAAAAGGACAATAAGCCGACCGGCGAAAAGCAGTGGTCCGCGGTGGGTGCTCAGTTCCAACACCCGTACGTCTTCAAGACCCTGTTCAGCGGCGAAGCTGTCAAGTTCGACGACCTGTGTGAGACCAAGGAAGTCCGGTCGCCGTGGGCCATGTATCTCGACCACAACCCGGACAAGGCCACGCCGTCGAACCCTAACGCGGATCTTATCCACGTGGGGAAGACAGGCCGGTTCGTACCAGTTATCGATGGGGCCTCCCTTGTCAAGCTCAAGGAGGAGGGTGGTACTCCATACGCTGTCACTGGTACCAAGGGGTATAAGTGGCTCGAAGCCGATATGGTCAAGAAACAGAGCTCGCTCGATCTGCCTTTCTTCGACATGGAGACGGTGGAGGGAGTGATCGAAATGCGGTACTTCGATGAGCTGATCAAGGCCGCGAAGGAGAACATCGGGAAGTACATCAAGTACGAGGAGTTGGTGGCTGCATGAGCGAGTCTATTAACTCCATCGGTAGGCAAACGTTCGAACAGAACGGATGGTCGAAAGTGGCGAACTTGAAGCAATCCGTACAGTTGATCGTCGACGGTGAGGTAGTTGGTACAGCTAACTACGATCTGGACTACGGAATACTCACTAATGTCCAGATGGTCGAAGAAATCCTATTCGATCCAGAAGCTCCATCTGTCGAGTTTCGTCTCAGAAAGGTTGACGAGTGACATACACTAGTCACGGGCATCATATTCCTGGAACCATTGCGGTTTCGACGGAAGAAAAGCCGTCCAACCCTGTTCGATGCGGAGGGACCTCTCTCTGTCCTCGTTGCCAAGAGGAAGCTCGAAGCAACAACATCATGGTCGGAGAGACCACAGACTTTCAGGATCGAGCTAAGCTCATCGTGAAGGACTACGTCGATTCGCTCCACCGTCAGAACTTCCCGGATCAGGATCCGGAGGTCTACGTGGTCTACGTGATCTTGTTTACCAAGGTTCTCCAGAACTGGAAGGCCATACTGGGAACGACACTTCCGGACAGCCGGTTGTTCGAGATCACCTACGACGGCGACAAGCAGTGCGCATACGTCGACGTGTACAAGAAGCAGGATAACTACCCGGTCTTCGACCGGCCTCGCGATGTCAGCCCCATCGAACACCGGTCACCAAATCTGTGATGAGACGACTAAGGCGGTGGCTCTACCGACGGGGTCACCGCCCTCGCCCGGGGACGTTTTTCCATTCCCCTGAACTACATCTCGTCTACACGATGTTGGACGCGGGTGGAGTCGATGCGTTCATTCGTAAGCTGAAGGAACCTAATAGCTAAGGAAGTGATGTAATGTCCGAGAACACTCCTGAGAACCCGATGGTTGCTCGAATAGCGTTCGCTAAGACCTTCGCCGAGGCGAAGATGATCGAGGAGTTCGCGCCTGAGACGCCGCCGGCGCACGCGTTCGATGTACTGTGGCACATGGAGCTGGAAGACGGCTGGAAGATTTACTTCAGCACCGGGATCGACACCATCAAGAGGTACCTCGTCACCTACACGACGAGCACCGACTCGGCCACGGTCGAGGTCATAACGGACGGGAGGGGCTGATACATGGGAACCGCACTGGCACGCCGGCAACGCCGCGAGTTCAAGGTCGAGAACGCCCAGATCTTGTTCAAGCCCAACTTCGAAGGCCGGGCGGAACAGTTCAACACCGAGGGAAACCGCTACTTCAACCTCCAGCTCACCAAGGAGCAGGCGGACGCGATGGCCGTCGACGGCTGGAACGTCAAGACCTGGGGTGGGACTGAGGAGGGCGAAGAGCCCTACTACTTCCTCAAGGTCGCGGTGAGCTACAGATTCAAGCCGCCGCGTCTGGTCCTGATCACCACGCACCACACGGCCGCGGGATCGGGTAAGGCACGTACGCCGCTCGACGAGGATCTTTGCGAGTGCCTCGACTGGACCGAGTTCGACTTCATCGATGTGATCGTCGAGGGCAGTCCTTACTCGATCAATGGTAAGACGGGCATCAAGGCATACCTTAAGACCGGCTTCTTCATCGTTCACGAGGACGAGCTGCAGCAGAAGTACGGCCACCTCCCCGAGGTCGGTATGGATCCGGTCCTGGCGCTGCCCCCAGGAGACGACCCGAACATCGTCGACGCTGAGGTCGTGAGCGATACCTACGACGAGGAGGCGCACATGCGGCGTCTCGAGCGGGATGCGGCACCTCTAGCTATCGAAGCATGACATGCTAACCGCAGGGCTCGTCTTCCTCACGGTGGGCGAGTCCTGCGGTTAGTCATCGGGAATAAGACAGACAATCCCTGAGGAGAACTCATGATCGTCGGCATCCTTCTGTCCTGGAACGAACTGACCGTCACGATCGCGTTATCTCTAGTTGTGGTGGGAGGAGCAGTTGTAGCGGACTTCGCCCCGGAGATCTACCGAGAGAAGCGGCATGCTCGAGACATGGAGCACGCGGTCACCTACACAATCTCGAAGAACCCCGAAGACACCATGCAACTCGCGGTATTCCGGCTCGATCAGGAACAATTAGCTCGTCTCAAATTTGAGACTCTCACACCCCAGCGACGACGACACGCTCGAGTCTGACCTCAGAAACAGGGAGATACGTCGATGACAGAAGAAACAATGTTCAACGAGTTTCTCGAAATAGTGGACGCCGATCTGATCCAGGAGATCGAATCAGGCGTACGGGGTCGTAGAATAGTTTGGCGCTATCTTGCAGACTCCCTGAAGCCTCTGAACCCGCGGGAATTCCTGGAGTTCTGGGGTGGTTTGGCTCCTTACGAAAGACATAATTTCGTATTCGTCGCGCTGCACTCGTAAGGAGGGGCGTGGAGAACGACACGGTAGTCAACGAACACGGCAAAACGGTGTGGCATAGCACACCGGATTCTGTCGAGCGCTATCTCGTTTACCGTCTCAAACGGGATCCGAAAGTACATCTGTGTCGGGTTCACGTGGGGAAAACAGGCGAAACATTTACCGTCGCGGGCTACATGAACCGGGACAAGATTGAAGCGATCCAGCAGTTGCTCGTAGAAATGCTGGATCGTCAAGACACTCGACCCTACAAGGGTGTCGCACGAAGACTTTTCACCGAACGCATGGCCAAGAAGATCATCGATCTCATCTAGGAGGAACCATGTTATCTTCCACACCGCTTCCGCCCCAGGGACCGCAGTTCCCGGAGCCGGAGCCACTGCCCCCGCAAGGCCCTCAGTTCCCGGTGACGACCGGTGTCTGAGCTTCCACCGATGGGGCCGGTGTTCCGCGATCCAGACAAACCTATCATCATAGGTCCGAAAGAAGAGGGCACTGACGACTAGTCGGGGTCGGGGTAGGAGTGTGAGGCGGGGTAGGGGTCTTCGGGCTTCTACTTCGCCTCCTTTTCAATCAATCTATTTTTCTGAGAACCAAACGAGGAGAAGAGACATGTCGAACGAAGTTCTGGTCAGCAACACGCCCATCTTCGACCAGCTGGCCCGTGATCTGGGTTACGAGAGACTCATATCCGGCGGCCCGACGCTCAGACTGCGGCCGGCGTACACCGGAACGTCCACCAAGACAGAGGGCATACGTCCCGCGGGGCTGTACTTCGACGAGATCCAGCTGGGAGGGGAGCAGACCGACGACGCCGTGGACGCTGCACCCAACTCGAGCATCGCCGAGGAAGAGCCTCAGGAGCTGCACATGGTGCCCGGCTTCTGGAAGATGAGCGATGAGGAGTAGTAATGGTTGACCTGCGTCCGCACCAGAGAGATGCAGTTGACAGGATGCATAACGGTTGCATCCTCTGGGGCGGGGTCGGGACCGGTAAGTCACGCACGGCAGTGGCTTACTACCTGGAGAACGAGGCGCCTAAGGACGTCTACGTCATCACCACGGCGAAGAAGAGAGACGATCTCGACTGGGACACAGAGTTCGTCAGATACGGCGTAGGAACCCGTAAAGACGGCACTGTAGCTGGCGTATTGCGTACCGATTCGTGGAACAATATCGCGAAGTACAAGAACGTCAAGGGTGCCTTCTTCATCTTCGATGAACAGAGACTCGTTGGTAGTGGGGCTTGGACAAAGGCGTTCGAGTTCATCGCCAAGAACAATACGTGGATCCTTCTAAGTGCGACCCCCGGGGACACTTGGTTGGACTATATGTCGGTGTTCATCGCGAACGGGTTCTACAAGAACCGCACTGAGTTCAAGAACACCCACGTCGTTTACAGCGCATACAGCAAGTTCCCCAAGGTCGATCACTACGTCGGAGTTGGCAAGCTCATTCGGTTGCGGAATCAGATTACGGTTCACATGCCGTACGAGCGAGAGACGACCCGGCAGACCACACTCGTTCCCGTCCAGCACGATGAGGTTGGATTCCGACGCCTCATGAAGGATCGTTGGAACCCGTACGAAGACCGACCGATCCGGAACGTGTCGGAGCTCTTCTCTTGCATGCGAAAGCTCTCTTACTCGCATCCCTCGAGAATCCAAGCAATCCGTAAGATTATGGAGACTCATCCGCGGCTCATCATCTTCTACAACTTCGACTACGAGTTGGAAGCGCTTCGCACGCTTGGCTCAGACATCGAAGTGGCGGAGTGGAACGGGAAGAAGCACCAGCCTGTTCCAAGCTCTGACCGGTGGCTGTATCTCGTTCAGTATGCTGCCGGCGCCGAGGGTTGGAACTGCATCGAGACAGACGCGATGATCTTCTACTCGCTCACGTACTCGTACAAAATGTGGCATCAGGCACATGGCAGGATCGATCGTCTCGATACCCCCTTTTCGGTCATGCACTACTACGTGCTACTTGCAGAATCTGCAATCGACCGCGCAGTAATGGCGACGCTGAAGCAGAAGAAGAGCTTCAACGAGCTCAAATACGCGGCGAAGCAAAAGGTAGCTTAGCACTGTAAGCGAGGCAAAAAGGGCACGCCGCATAGCAACCGGGGCATTCATGTATAAATCGGGCACGTGACTGCCCCGGCTTGCAGAAAATTGTGAAAAGTGATTTTGCTAAAAGGGGGCCTGACCTGGGCATATGCAGAAACTGAAAATTTTGGCCAAAAACTTTTTTTTTCGTTTTGCAAAATCTTCTATAAACCCCTCCCTCTCGCGCGAAAAGGACAAAAGGTATATATAGAAGTTTTAAAAAAAAGTTTTGCGTTTTCAAAAAGTTTTTTTGCATTCGGGCAAAACGGACATTGCTAGGGGTGGGGCGCTACATGCAAGAGTGGCGAGCAATAAGAGAGTTTCCTGGGTATTCCGTCAGTGATGAGGGACTTGTCCGAAATGACGATACCGATCGACTCATGGCTCGATGTGTGAATCAATTTGACATCGTTCATGTAGGTCTCTCAAAACTAGGGGTACAGTACAAGCGTTCGGTTCCTATCTTGGTGGCCAACGCTTTCATCAAGAAGCCAAGAGAGTCATTCACTACGCCGATTAATCTCGACGGTGATCGATGGAACAATCGTGCGTCCAACATCCTGTGGCGTCCGCGATGGTTCGCAAGAAAGTACTTTCAACAGTTCGCTTTCGAACCTGCAGGTATTCGAAGACCTATAGTTGAAGTGAATACCGGGGAAGAGTTCCCGAACTCATGGGCAGCAGCTCTAAAGTATGGTCTTCTCGATCTAGAGATACTCGACGCTGCAGTCAACCGAACCTATGTTTGGCCTACCTATCAAATGTTCGAGATCATACGCAAGAATAGATACTAACACGCACGTCAAACTGGCATTATAATAGAAGGAGTGAAATATGCCTTCGCCCGCCAGTTCCCCGTGGAATCTGTTTTTGCAGACAGGAGATGCCCGTGCGAGAGAACGAGTATCAAGCTCTTCTCATACCAAAGCTCGAGCGTCGCTTCCCCGGCAGCATCATACTGAAGAACGATCCGAGCTACCTTCTAGGTGTTCCGGATCTGTTGATTCTATTCAGGGACCGGTGGGCGATGCTTGAGGTCAAGGCCAGTGCTACATCTAAGATCCAACCAGGTCAGCCTTACTGGGTGAATCTTTTCAATCAGATGAGTTTCTCGGCTTTCATCTATCCTTCGAACGAACAGGAAGTCCTCCGTGGACTGGAACAGGCATTCTCAGCTCGCGGGGCAACACGCCTTTCTGAGCGCCTCTAAGTATCACTGGAACAACTGGACCCTAGACAAGCTTGACAGGGCGTTCACGAGTCACCAGGCGGCACGAAGGGGTACAGATCTACATGCGCTCGCGCATCAGTGCATCATGCTGCGTCAGTACATGGGTGGACCCGACCAACCGCATACCACACTCAGCCTTTACGTTCGAGATGCTATCGATCTTGAGATGGTTTCTGAGCAACTCCTTTTCGTCTCTCGAAACTGTTTCGGCACTGCCGATACTATCGGGTTCAAGCGCAATCGAGAAACTCAGCGAATGAAGCTCAACGTACACGACTACAAAAGCGGAGTCACCAGAACCTCTGAGCATCAGCTCGAGAACTATGCTGCCTTCTTCTGTCTCGAGTACGAGATCGATCCATTCGACATTGAGATAGAACTTCGGATCTACCAAAACGACGAAGTTCGAGTCTATGATGCCGATCCAGCAATGATCGCATCGATCATGAAGACTATCATAGAATTCGATGCGTACATCGAACGTAAGAGAGCGGAGCGTGACGCATGGAAATAAACGAAGAAGACTATCTCGCGCATTACGGTGTACTTCACAAGTCCGGACGCTACCCGTGGGGTTCGGGCGGTCCCGAGTACGCAAGCAACGCCGGCTTCCTCGGCATGGTTGACGGGCTGAAGAAACAAGGTTTGAGCGAAACTGAGATCGCCCGTGGTTTGGGTATCAACTCTACCCAACTCCGAGCGGCCAAGTCCATCGCAAAGACCGAGGAGAAGCAACGCCAGATCCAGATGGCTCGTCGCCTAAAGGAAAAGGGCCTATCCAACGTTGCCATCGGTAAACGTATGGGTATCCCTGACACTACGGTTGGTCTCCTTCTAAAGCCCGGCGAGATGGAGAAGGCTCAGATTCTCCACACTACTGCCAACCTCCTTGCCGACGAAGTAGCTAAGAAGGGCTACATTGACGTCGGGGCCGGCGTGGAACAACACATGGGTATCAGCGCTGACAAACTGGCCAAGGCCGTTGCCGTGCTGAAGGAAAAGAATTACGAAGTTCACTACGTACTGGTGGACCAGCTGGGTACTCGGCATCAGACTCGCATGAAAGTTCTGGCTGCACCGGGCACGCCCTACGGTGAAGTCTTCAAGAACCGCGACACCATCCAACAAGTGTTCCTCCACTCTTACGATGGTGGCAAGACGTATTTCGCCAATCAGCCCCCCATCTCAGTATCTTCTAAGCGGGTCAAGGTCCGGTATGCAGAAGAAGGCGGTGCGTCTGCCGACGGTGTGATCCACGTTCGTCGTGGTGTGTCGGATCTGACTCTGGGGAAGTCGAACTATGCACAGGTTCGCATCGCCGTCAACGGCACGCACTACCTCAAAGGTATGGCGATGTACCACGACGACATGCCGCCTGGGGTAGACCTCGTGTTCAACACGAACAAGAGCAAAGCCAAGACGAAGACCGATCTCGATGCCATGAAGCCGATGAAGGGCGACCCATCAGACCCCTTCGGCGCCATCGTACGTCAGCTTCCCAAGCTGGACAGCTTTGGTCGAGAGATCCCAGGTACGGTTCGTTCGGCGATGAACATCGTTAACGAGGAAGGTGACTGGGGGAAGTGGTCTAAGAACCTCTCGTCTCAGATGCTTTCAAAGCAGCCTACGGCTTTGGCCAAGGCTCAGCTAGAGATGACGTACGACCGCAAGAAGCGTGAGCTCGATGAGATCATGTCTTTGACCAACCCTGTTGTTCGAAGAAAACTTCTCGAATCGTACTCCGACGACGCGGACGCATCGGCCGTTCATCTCAAGGCTGCAGCTCTGCCTCGTCAGGCGTCGCATGTCATACTCCCAATCAACTCGCTTTCGGACAAAGAAGTTTACGCACCCAATTACAAGGATGGCGAGTCGGTAGTTCTGATTCGCTACCCTCATGGTGGCATCTTCGAGATCCCTGAGCTTCGGGTGAACAACAAGCATCCGGCTGCTCGACGAGCCTTGGGTAATGCCCCCGACGCTATCGGCATCAATCACAAGGTAGCTGAACGCCTGTCCGGCGCTGACTTCGACGGTGACACTGTCTTGGTCATCCCAAACAATGGAAAGAAGATTCAGAATAAGCCCCCTCTCGAGGGACTCAAGGGTTTCGACCCTATGAAGTACAAGCTACCTGACGACAGCCCCACCAAACGCATGGATGCCCGCACTAAGGGTATCGAGATGGGGTTGATCTCCAACCTGATCACGGATATGCATGCCATCGGTGCCCCTGATTCCGAATTTGCTCGAGCAGTTCGGCATTCCATGGTGGTAATCGACGGCGAGAAGCATAACCTCGATTACAGGCAGTCGGCCAGAGACAACGGCATTCCTGCACTCATGAAGAAGTATCAGGGCCGCTCTACTGGTGGTTCGTCTACCCTTATCTCGAGGGCCAACTCTGATGTGAAGGTGCCCGAGCGCAAGCTTCGCACCCAGGGTAAAGGCGGACCTATCGACAAGACCACAGGCAAGAAAGTCTACGAGTACTCAGGCGCTACCTACATCCAGACTCGGACAAGCAAGAAGACGGGTAAGGTCACTGAGAAGGAAGTACTCAAGCCTGGCGGTACATCCAAAAAGTTGGCCGAAACGGACGATGCACATACGCTGTCTTCGGGTACGCCTATAGAGAAGATCTACGCAGATCACTCGAACAAGCTGAAGGCCCTTGCTAACGCAGCAAGAAAGGAGTCGGTGCACATCAAGAACCCACACCACTCACCTTCGGCAAAGACCGCCTATGCTCACGAAGTGCGGTCCTTGAATGCGAAGTTGGCCCTCGCTATCAGGAACGCCCCTCTCGAAAGGCAAGCCCTCATCCTGGCAAATGCCCAGGTTCGAGCCAAGATCAAGGCTAATCCGAACATGGAGAAGTCTGAGAAGAAGAAGCTCGAATCAAAGGCTCTCACAGAGGCACGCCTTCGTACAGGGGCAGAAAAGTCCAGGATTGTGTTTACAGATGCTGAATGGTCTGCCATCCAGGCAGGTGCAGTCAGTGCTAGTAAGCTAACACAGATGCTGGCTAATGCAGACCTGGAAAGAGTCAAGGAGTTGGCTACGCCTAAGGAGAAGCTGCTTATGACAGACTCCAAGAAGACACGGGCGTTGGCCTTGATTCGAAACGGCTACACTCAGGCAGAGGTGGCCGAAGCACTTGGTGTATCGGTAACCACACTCAAGACAAGTCTAGGTGAGTGATCAACATGACAGTACACATGCTCACCACAGTAGACAACCCTTACAATCCATTCACAGAGAACGATGAGTGGACTGCTTGGGATATGGCCATGGGTTACCACACCAACTCGTACCTCGCGCGCATCGTCAGACTATCTAACAGTCTGTCTGAAGCTGATCAAGAAGCAGAGATCGAGCGAGCGATCGAAGAGGTTGTACAAGAGAATGTGCTTGGGATCTACAAGAAGGTTCCCAAGCCTGTCAGTGCAACTGCCTAGTCTGCAGTGATGTTGAGCAGAGTCTGTAGGTGTTAGAGAGAATTCCCCCGAAACTCTCGCACTATTTCAGGCTCTGCTCAACAGCAGACTCTTAGTTATTCAAGCATTCTCTTTTTGGTCTGGTAATCATGAGATGAGAGAGACAACTCATCGATAGGGGGGGGTCTCGCAAGAACTACCCCCCTCTAGCATCGCCGCCCTCCTATATTTTGCCCCGCGGGAACTTTTGGCACAAACTTTTCACCGCGAGGGTTGTGCTGGGGCTTCCTTGATTCATGCGCTCGGGCCTAGCCGACATGGCCCCCAAGGAAGCCCCTGCAGAACCCTCCCTTTCCCACACCCTAACCCTCCCGAAAGGAGTTGGAACTATGGTCACTCGTCCTCGAAGAGATCCTGAATCTACGGCAAGTCCTGCCAGACCTGCGACAACTCCTCAGGGACGAGAGCATCAACTCATTGCGAAGGCTGTTGATCTAGCCGAGCAACAGATAGAGGATGGTACAGCGTCGGCTCAGGTCCTCACGCATTTTCTCAAGCTTGGATCGTCTCGCGAGAAGCTCGAACAGCAGCGCATCCGGCATGAGAACGAGCTGATGGAAGTCAAGAAGCAGACCATGCAGGCAGCACAGAAGAGTGACGCTCTCTTCAAGGAAGCAATGGACTACTTCCGTGCATACACCGGAAATGGTCCGCCTCCGACCGATTTTGATCAGAATGCATAGGTCTTATTCTGATCTTCGTTGTTTTGAATCGTTTGTCGATCGTTTTCGGTACTTGAAGCTCAACGGAGTCGTCGGAAGATCTACATTCGGGTTCGATCGGTACATCAATCAAGCGTTCTACACGTCACGCCAATGGCGACAGGTTCGACACGTGGTTATCACGCGCGATCTGGGCTGTGACATGGGTGTGGATGGGTATGAGATCCATTCGGGTCTCTACATCCACCACATGAACCCGATGACTGTCGAGGACATCAAGCTCGGCAATCCTGACATCCTTGATCCTGAGTTCCTGATCACAGTAACTCACCAGACACACAACGCCATTCATTACGGCGACGAAAGTCTGCTTCCCCGTCCTGCCGTCGAGCGAAAGCCCGGCGATACCAAGCTCTGGTAGGAGAGTCATGAACGACACGAACGCACCTTGCGCGCCCATCGAGGACGCCGAAGACAACGAGCTTTTGAAGGAGACCGACGCCGACTACTCGGCCGAAGAGCAGAACGCCAAGGAGGCGAATTAACATGGCTGCATCGTACACAACCGTGAGCGAGAAGCTCGGTAAGGTCACAGGCCCGACCAAGGACAAGTCCAAGGAGATCTTCGACGCTGCCAAGAAGGCCGGGCACGAGATCTGGTACATGTGGGGCTACGACGGCAACGCTGGCAACACCGAACACCACAGCGGCCGGGCACTGGACTTCATGGTCCGCAACGAGGCCGCCGGCGACTGGATCCGGAACTACATCTGGGCCAATCGCGCCCGTCTCAAGCTGCAGCACGTCATCTGGGAACAGCACATCACCTCGACCGTCACCCAGCCCGGTGTTCGACGGAAGATGGCTGACCGCGGCAGCGTCACCAACAATCACATGGACCACGTTCACGTTCTTTTCTACACCGGCTCCTACACAGCTCCGAGCAAGACCACATCACCCAAGCCCACCACCCCGAGCAAGAAGTCGAACGTCGAGATCGCCAAGGAAGTCATCGCCGGCAAGTGGGACAACAACCCCACACGCGCACGACGTCTCCAGGAGGCCGGCTACGCCCCCAACGCGATCCAGCTCGAAGTCGAGAAGCTCCTCAAGGACCAGCCAGTCCGCAAGTCGATCTCTCAAATCGCCTCTGAGGTCATCGACGGCAAGTGGGGTAATGGCGTCGACCGGACCACTCGCCTGTCCAAGGCCGGCTACAACTCCGCAACCGTGCAGAAGGAGGTCAATCGTCTTCTCGGCGTCAAGTCCAGGAAGTCGGTGAACACTCTCGCTGCGGAGGTCGTCCAGGGCAAGTGGGGATCCGGTGAATCCCGAGTCCAGCGGCTTACTCGCGCCGGCTACAACGCCAAGGCGGTTCAGGCTCAGGTCAACCGTCTCCTGAAGTAACCAAGAAGGGAGGTCTCCCACGTGGACCCCAGCATACTCAATTTCACCAAGCAGATGGTTGGTATCGATCCGTCTTACACGGTATACGACGGCCCCATCCTCGCGCATATCAACACGGTGTTCGCTCGTCTTCAGACACTGGGAATCGGCCCGGTCGAAGGCTTCGCAATCTTCGATTCGACTGCCACGTGGGACGAATTCCTCGTCGGAGATCATCGACTGAACTCCGTCAAGTCGTACATGTACATGGCGGTTCGTATCATGTTCGATCCGCCCCAGACGCAGCACCTCGTCACCTCGATGCAGGAACAGATCAACAAGATGGAGTGGCTGCTAAACGTGACCCGAGAGGAGGACGCATGGATGGATCCGAGTCCACCGTTGCCAATGATGATGTGACGGATCTTGACGGCATACTGTCGCACTTCGGTATCAAAGGCATGAAGTGGGGCATTCGTCGAAAGAACCCGAGCGCCAGTGCGCCTGTATCGGACGATGCCAAGGCCCACAAGGAAGTCAAGAAGCAGATCAAGACCAGCGGCACGAAGTCGCTCAGCAACAAAGAACTCAAGGACTATCTCGAGCGGATGGACCTTGAGGCGAGGTATCAGAAGGCTAATCCTTCGGTCGCTAAAAAGGCTCGTAAAGAGGTAGCGGATCTCCTTCTTCAGGTTGGGAAGAAAGAAGCTGCCGCCTACGCGTCGAAGCAGGTTGCCGCGGCTCTCGCTCGCCAAGTCGTCGGCGGACGATAGGACGGCGGGTTAGCAATGTCTATGTCAAACACGGCTGTACCTGCTTACTATGGTCAGTTTCGTGAAGCGGTGCTTAGAGGAGATATTCCGGTAAACCGGGAGATCTCTTTGGAGATGAACCGCATCGACGCACTCATAGCCAACCCGAACATCTACTACGACAACGCAATCGTTGAGGGTTTCATTCTCTATTGCGAGAAGGAACTCACTCTCACTGACGGTAGCGACCTTCACTTGTTGCCATCATTCAAGGTGTGGGCGGAACAGATCTTCGGGTGGTACTACTTCGTCAACCGAAGCGTCTATGAGCCGGCAGAAGACGGTCGAGAAGGCCACTACGTCGACAAGGTAATCAAGAAGCGGCTGACGACTAAGCAGTATCTCATCGTCGCTCGAGGCGCTGCTAAGTCGATGTACGCCGAATGCATTCAAGCTTACTTCTTGAACATCGATACATCGACGACGCACCAGATTACCACGGCGCCGACGATGAAGCAAGCCGATGAGGTGATGTCACCATTCCGAACTGCGATCACTCGAAGCCGCGGGCCACTGTTCAAGTTCCTGACGGAGGGTTCGCTACAGAACACGACCGGATCCAAAGCGAATCGTGTGAAGTTGGCTTCGACCAAGAAGGGTGTCGAGAACTTTCTGACTGGCTCTCTTCTCGAAGTTCGACCGATGTCGATCAACAAACTTCAGGGTCTTCGTCCCAAGGTTTCGACGATCGACGAATGGTTGTCTGGCGACCTTCGAGAGGATGTCGTCGGGGCTGTGGAGCAAGGAGCTTCTAAGCTTGACGACTACTTGATCGTTGCAATCAGCTCAGAAGGCACAGTTCGAAACGGTTCCGGCGATACCATCAAAATGGAACTAGCTGACATTCTCAAGGGCGAGTATCAAGCGCCGCATGTTTCAATCTGGCACTACAAGCTGGATGAACTTGAGGAAGTCGGAAACCCGGCAATGTGGTTGAAGGCCAACCCGAACCTTGGGAAGACAATCACTTATGAGACTTACCAACTCGATGTTGAACGCGCCGAGAAAGCCCCAGCTTCTAGGAATGACATCCTGGCAAAGCGCTTTGGCATCCCGATGGAGGGCTACACGTACTTCTTTACGTACGAAGAAACTCTCCCTCATCGTCATCGTGAGTTCTGGCGAATGCCGTGTTCTGTCGGTGCGGACCTTTCTCAGGGTGACGACTTCTGTGCCTTCACATTCCTCTTTCCACTGTCGAAAGGCTATGGAGTAAAGACCCGTAGTTACATTACGAGTCTTACATTGCGCAAGCTTCCTGGCGCCATGCGACAGAAGTACGAGGAGTTCATCGACGAAAGAAGCCTCCACATTCTCGAGGGTAGTGTCCTCGACATGATGGAGGTCTATGACGACCTGGATCGCTTCATTCAGGATTCGAACTATGACGTGCGCGCACTTGGATACGACCCATACAACGCCAAAGAGTTTGTAACTCGTTGGGAGCAAGAGAACGGTCCGTTCGGAATCGAAAAAGTAATTCAGGGGGCGAGAACAGAATCGGTCCCGCTTGGGGAACTAAAGATTCTTAGTGAAGAACGGTTGCTCAAGTTTGATCAAGCACTCATGCAATTCGCCATGGGCAACGCCATTACCTTGGAGGACACGAACGGAAACCGTAAGTTGTTCAAGGGGCGACGTGAAGAGAAGATTGACAACGTCTCTGCCCTTATGGACGCCTACGTAGCATTCAAGCTCAACAAGGAAGCCTTCGAGTAGCCAGAAAGGAGGTAACTCATGGCATTGATTGCTCGTTTGAAGACGAGTCTGCAGCACGCATGGAACGCTTTCACCGAAGAGAATCTCAGAGGTGGCGACTACACCGGTGGATACAGCTATGGTGGACGACCCGACCGAATGCGGGTGTCATATTCTTCCGAACGTTCCATCATTGGCTCGATCTACACTCGACTTGCAATTGACGTCGCTGAGGTGATGATTCGCCATGTCCGACTCGACGAAGATGAGCGTTACATCGGCAACGTTCGAAGTGGACTGGACGATTGTCTCACGGTCGAGGCAAACACTGACCAGGCGGGTCGTCACTTCCGACAGGACATGGCATATTCGACTTTCGAGAAGGGCGTCATAGCCGTAGTTCCGGTCGAGACTTCGGTAAACCCGAACAGTACTGGCGGATACGACATCAAGTCTCTGCGAGTGGGTGAAGTCACGGCCTGGTTCACAGATAGAGTTCGTGTTCTTCTCTACAACGAGAAGACTGGAATTCGAGAAGAGATCACGCTCCCAAAGAAGTTCGTCGCGATCATCGAAAATCCATTGTACACGGTGATGAACGAGCCGAATTCAACACTCCAGCGACTCATCCGAAAGCTCAACCTCCTGGACGGTGTAGACGAGGCTACCAGTTCCGGTAAGCTCGACATGATCATTCAGTTGCCTTACGTGATCAAGTCCGAAGCCCGTCGACAGCAAGCTGAACAGCGACGGAAGGACATCGAGTTCCAGTTGAAGGGTAGTCAGTACGGTATCGCTTATGCTGACGGTACCGAGAAGATAACCCAGCTGAACCGGCCGTCCGAGAACAATCTTCTTAAGCAGATCGAGTATCTCACCGCGCAACTATACAATCAGCTGGGTCTGACCGAAGCAGTGATGAACGGCACGGCCGACGAAGCCGCCATGAAGAACTACTTCATCCGGACCATCGATCCGATGCTCGACGCGATCACTGAGGCTCTGCGCCGCACCTTCTTGACGAAGACTGCACGCACCCAGGGCCAATCCATCGAGTACTACCGCAATCCGTTCAAGCTCGTACCGATGGGTGAACTCGCGGACATCGCGGACAAGCTCAGCCGTAACGAGATCGCCTCTCCGAATGACATCCGGCAAGCAATTGGCTGGAAGCCGTCGAAGGACAAGCGGGCTGACGAACTTCGGAACAGCAACATGCCGCAACAGATGCCGCTGTCTCCGACAGAGGTCACGCCAGGTAAGCAACCACCCCAACTCGAACCGGCTCGGCCATTGCGCAAGCCGCTGATGATAGAGACTGGAGGGAACAGTCAAAATGGCAGAGATTCAGACCGCTGATTTCGGCGGCTACGCGACCAAGGCGAACGTCCGATGCTCGGATGGTCGGACCATCACGCCCGAAGCTTTCAAGCACATGGATGGCCTCAAGGTCCCCATGGTGTGGATGCACGACCGCAAGGATCCCGAGAATGTTCTCGGCCACGTCCTGCTCGAACACCGTGCTGACGGTATGTACGCCCGCGGATACTTCAACAACACCCCGCGCGGAAGGGCGGTCAAGACTCAGGTACAGCACAAGGACCTTGACTCGCTCTCGATCTGGGCCAATAGCTTGGTCGAGAAGGTAATGGCCGGCGGAAAGAACGTCATCCACGGCATGATTCGCGAAGTCAGCGTTGTTCTCGCCGGAGCGAATCCGGAAGCCAAGATCGACTTCATCAAGGTCGCCCACAGCGATGACCCGGACGACTTCACCGAGCTCACCGACGAGGCAGTCATCCAGATGGGCGAGAAGCTCGACCTCGAACTCCAGCACGCCGACGAGGACGAGAGCGGCGAGACGCTGCAGGAAGCCTACGACCGCCTTCCCGACGAGCACAAGGAGATCGCGAACGCTCTGGTCAAGGCGGCTCTGGACGCCAAGGCCGAGACCACCGCCGAGCACTCCGACACCGACGAGACCGACGATTCGGACGAGATCGACGAGACCGTTGACGAAACCACCGACGAGGGCAACCTCAACCACCAGGAAGGAACCGGCGCCATGACGCGCAACGTGTTCGAGCAGAACGGCTCCACCAAGGGTGGCGAGCTGAAGCACACCATGACTCCCGACGACGTCCGCGGCATCGTCAAGAACGCGATCAAGGGCGGATCCCTCAAGGCAGCCGTCGACGAGTACGCGCTCGAGCACGGTGTCGAGAACATCGAGATCCTTTTCCCGGACCACAAGACCGTCACCGCGACCCCTGAGTGGAACAAGCGCCGGACCGAGTGGGTCGCTCGCGTACTCAACGGCGTCCACCGGACCGCGTTCTCCCGGATCAAGTCTGTCGTCGCCGACATCACGATGGACGAGGCCCGTGCCAAGGGCTACATCACCGGAAACTACAAGAAGGAAGAGTGGATCTCGGTCTCCAAGAGGACGACCGGACCCACCACCGTCTACAAGAAGCAGAAGCTCGATCGTGATGACATCATCGACATCACGGACTTCGACATCGTCGCCTGGCTGTGGGGCGAGATCCGTCTGATGCTCGAGGAGGAAATCGCGCGTGCGATCCTGCTTGGCGACGGCCGAGACGTCGAGCACGAGGACAAGATCAAGGATCCGATGGCCGCGAATGACGGCAATGGTATTCGTTCAATCGTCAACGAGCACGAGCTCTACATGACTCGCATCAATGTCAATCTCGACGACACGAACTCGAGCTATCTCGAGGCCATTGAGGCCATCGTTCGAGCGCGACGATTCTACAAGGGTTCGGGTCGACCGACTTTCTGGACAACCGAGCAGACCCTCACCGAGATGCTTCTGCTCAAGGACGAGAGTAATTCCAATCGCCGGCTTTACAAGGACGAGGCCGACCTGGCCGCGGCTCTGCGTGTTGAGAGCATCGTCGCGGTCGAGCCGATGGAGGACTACCCCGAAATCGTCGGTATCCTCGTAAATCTGTCCGACTACAATGTCGGCACCGACCGGGGCGGAGAAATCGCGCGCTTCGACGACTTCGACATCGATTACAACCAGTACAAGTACCTGATGGAAACCCGTCTCTCCGGCGCACTGATCAAGATCTGGTCCGCGCAGGTCATCTACAAGACCGCCGCAGCCAACGTTCTCGTACAGCCGACAAAGCCGACCTTCGTGGACACCACGGGCGTCGTCACCATCCCGACAAAGACCGGCGTCGTCTACAAGGACGGTACGGGCGCCACCCTCACCTCAGGTGCTCAGACCGCCCTGGATCCCGGTGAGACCCTGTCCGTCAAGGCGGAGCCGGCTTCTGGCTACTTCTTCGCGACCAACGCGGACTCGGCTTGGACCTTCAAGCGCCCCGCCGCCTGATCGACCGCAAGCGATGGCGAAATTTTTTGGAAAGGTAGGATACGGCCCAACCACTGTTGAGACTGCTCCTGGGGTTTGGCAGGAAGTTATGGTCGAGGTTTCATATCTCGGCGATGTCCTCCGCAACACGCGAAGGCTCCAGACGGGAGAGAGCGTTAATGGCGATCTCTCGGTGAATAATCTGATCAGCATTGTGGCGGATGCATACGCCAACGAACATTTCTTTGCCATTCGCTATGTGGCGTGGATGGGGACTCTGTGGACAGTCTCGGAAGTAGAGGTACAGAGTCCCCGTCTGCTTTTGAGGCTGGGGGGTGTCTACAATGGACCGACGCCTGAAACTCCATGATCTTCTGAAGACCATGGTAGAAAACGTCTACTTCCAGCCTCCGGCTAACGTGCAGATGGTGTATCCGTGCATAGTTTATAAGCGCGATAGTGCGGATACGAAGTTCGCGGACAACCGACCGTATTCCTACATCCAGCGCTACATGGTGACCGTGATAGACCGGAATCCTGACAGCGATATTCCGGGCATGGTCGCAAAGCAGCCCCTATGTCTTTTCAATCGAAACTACGTAGCCGATGGTCTGCATCACGATGTCTTCAACTTGTACTTCTGAAGGGAAGTAAACTATGTCTGTCCTGGAGTGGGGCAAGACCGGCGAGCGAGTCTACGAAAACGGTGTCGAGAAGGGTGTCTTCTACACCCTCGACGGTTCGGGTGCCTACAGTAACGGATACGCCTGGCAGGGTCTCGTCTCCGTAACGGAGTCGCCTTCCGGTGCCGAAGTCAACAAGCAGTACGCGGACAACCGCGTCTACGTGAGCCTGCGTTCCGCGGAAGAGTACGGCGCTACTATTGAAGCCTTCACATACCCTGACGCAGCCATCCCGGCTCTTGACGGTGCTGCGGCACCGACCCCCGGTCTCGTGCTAGGTCAGCAGGGTCGCAGTACCTTCGGAATCTCCTACGTCACCAAGGTCGGCAACGATCTGAATCCAGACGCTGGTGAGAAGATTCACCTCGTATACGGCGCGACAGCCAATCCGTCCGAAAAGGCGTACACCACGGTAAACGAATCGCCGGAAGCGGCGACGTTCTCGTGGGAACTGGCAACGGATCCGGTCGCCGTTGGTACCATCGGAGGGATCGACTACAAGCCTCTCGCCACTATCAGTATCGACACCACCAAGGAGGACGCCGACGCAGTCGCAACGCTCAAGGAGTTTCTCTACGGTACCGAGGGTACCGACCCGTCTCTGCCGCCTCCGGCAACAGTCGTAGCGATGTTCTCCGGAGCCGTTCTGACGGTCTCTCCGGTCGAGCCGGCCTACGACAACGCCACGGACACCCTCACAGTGCCATCCATCGCCGGTGTCATGTACTACATGAAGGGTGAGGTTCTGCCGGCGGGCCCAGTCGTGCTCACAGAGAACGAGATCGTAACCGCCAAGCCGGCCATGGGTTACAAGTTCCCGCCCAACACCGACGACGACTGGGCATTCGGAGACTTCTAGCCATCAACTGAAGAAAGGAGGCCAGAGATGCTCAAACTTGAAATTCCGATCAAAGAGTGGTTCGACGATTCGACAAGCCGGTTTGTCGTTGGTGAGGCAATCACGCTCGAGTTTGAGCATTCTCTGGCCTCCCTGTCAAAATGGGAGTCATTCTTTGAGAAACCGTTTCTTGGTTCTGACGAGAAGACTCGTGAAGAGACACTTTGGTATGTTCAAAACGCCATGCTTCTCACTCCGAATGTTTCGCAGGATGTCTTGAGCCGGTTCTCTAAGGAGAACTTCGACACTATCAACGAGTACATTAACGCAAAGCAGACGGCCACCTGGTTTCGAGAAACCGAACACAAAAGACCTAGTCGTGAAATCGTGACTGCTGAGGTTATCTATCACTGGATGGTAAGCTATAAAATCTGGTTGGAGTGCGAACACTGGCATCTCAATCGTCTTTTGACTCTAATCAAGGTCTGTAACGAGAAGGCCGCTCCTCCCAAGAAAATGAACCGTCGCGAGCAAATAGCTGAACGACAAAAACTCAACGCTCAGCGTAAGGCACAGTACGGGATCGGCGGATGAGAGGAGGAAACTAGTGACAAGAATCGATTGGGGATTGCCTGGGTCTCGTCGGTTCGAATCTGGTATAGATCAGGGCGTTCTGTACGTTGGTGCTAATCCCGGGGTTCCTTGGGTTGGGCTGACCGCAGTCGAAGAGTCTCCCAACGGTGGTGAACCACGGCCATTTTACATCGACGGCTTGAAGTACTTGAACGTCTCTTCCGCGGAAGAGTACGAGGCGACGATCAATGCGTTTACCTACCCAGATCTTTTCGCCGAATGTGACGGATCGAGGCAAGTTCGTACGGGCCTGTTTTTCTCGCAGCAGAGAAGAAAGAGCTTTGGGCTTTCTTATCGATCCTTTGTAGGTACGGACTTGAATCCTGAGCAAGGGTACAAGATCCACATCATCTACAATGCGCTTGCCGCCCCCTCGTCAAAGGCGCACAACACGATTGGCGACAGCACGGAACCTTCTAGTTTCAGCTGGGTGGTTACCACTCGACCGCCGGCGGTTGCTGGGTATAAACGCACTGCGCATGTCGTCATAGATTCTCGGACCACCGACACCGTTGTACTTCAGGCCATCGAATCGGCTCTGTACGGTGATGAAGAAAACATGCCGCGTCTTCCGACCATCCCAGAGGTCGTCGGTTTCTACGATGCTTTCTACAGTTTCGTAGTGACCGACAATGGAGACGGTATCTACACAGTTTCCGGACCGGATGATGCGATTGTTGCACTGGACGACAATCTTCTTCAGATAACTTGGCCTACCGTAGTCGAGCTGGACCCAGAGACCTACACCATCAGTTCGGATTAGAAAGGAACGCTGTGGCATACGCTCCGATACTTATCGACGACTTCAATGACGGCGTTCTGGACACCGTTCGATGGATCGAAGCACAAGGCCCCGGTACTACCGAGGCTGACGGTACACTCAACATACCATGTAACATGAATTACCCCCGTGTAGAAGGTCGAGTCTTTCACGATCTTTCAAGTGGGATCTGGGGCGCAAAGCTCTCTGCCGAGGGTACTCGAGCGGACGCCACAGAGTTCTACATCGGTGCTCACGACGGCGCCGGGAATCATATTCTGGCGATGGGGGCGCCGATAAGCGAGTACATCACCTTTCAGCCGGGAGGCTCGGCCACATTCAACTCAGAAGTTATCACTGACGAAACTGTCGGTGTCGGACCTGGTTGGATAAACGGCACTTGGTGGGGTATCGGTAATCTGGGACCAGACAACATCCTTCGGATGTACAACTCAACCGACGGTCAGCTCTGGAATGAGATGGCTCGATGTAATGTTGGCGGTATATTTAACAAGGCCAACACAAGTCTCGTTTTTCAGGCCGGTATCTGGAACGGGACTATCTCTACACTCGTCGCTAAGTTCGACGACGCAACATATTTTGCTGTCGATTCAGGCAGTGAGTCTTATCATCCTGTGAAGGTCCGATCCGGAGGCGGGTGGGTCTACGCGACCCCGAAGGTTCGTATCGGTGGTCAGTGGTCTCCTGTCAATCCCAAGACTCGCGTCGGGGGAAACTGGATCTCAACTAGCTGAAAGGTGGCCCAGTGGCTACGGTAACTGTAGTAACCGCCCAGCGGGTGCTTGAGATTGAGGCAGCCTCGATCACCAGTGCGAGCATCGTGGACGGGCATCTGGTTCTGGTCAAACATGACGGTACCGAGATCGATGTCGGCGCCGTATCCGGGATGCTGTTGTCCGACGGCACGACGTACGAGCCGGTTGACGCATTCTCCTACATCGGAACGAACGACCCGGGAGTCGTAGCTAATGGCTCTGTCTGGTTCGACACCGACGATGCTGGCCCGGCAGCCAGTGTTACGCAGAAAGGTCTCGTCGAACTCGCAACCAGTGCGGAAACAGCTACCGGTACCGATGCCACCCGGGCGGTAACGCCCGCCGGCTTGGCGTCAATTCCGGGTACCAAGGTGCAAGTCATCGCACCGAAAGCCGAGACGGATATCCCCTCGGCGTATCCGATCGGGACAACATTGATGTCTCTATCTTCCGGCTCCGGGTGGACCCCGAATGCTGGTTTCGGGCACGTCATCACTAACAACATCTCAACTGCCCGAACATCACAGTTCTTCTTCGGAAGCGCCGGCGGATCGTCAACGGTGAGCCTTTCCATCCGAAGCTACAACACAGCGGATGGCGGTGGTGGTTGGACGGCGTGGCAGAAGCTCGCGCTGGAAAACCTGACGCTTCTCAAGACTGGCGGTACCATGACCGGCACTGTTCAGGGAGCCTTCGCTAATGGAAGTGGCGTTTACTTGGGAACGCTCATTAACGGCGAAACATTTGACCGATTCCGAACTTACTCAGATGGATGGCTCGAATGGGGCGACGGTGGCAGTATTCGAGAGGTAAAACTACATCGTTCGGCGCCTAATACTTTGACCGTCGGGTCGGCAGATCTTCGACTGGAAACAGTCGGTCGAGGTATTCGAGTGGCTGAAGGTACAGGCGCCAAAATGGGAGTGGCCACTCTGAACGGCACCACAGGCGTAGTGGTCTCTACTGGTGCGGCCAAGACTACTAGTCGAATTTTCCTGACTACACAAACTCCTGGTGGTACTGTAGGCACACCCATTGTCGTATCTCGGGTGAACAATACGTCTTTCACCATCCGTTCAACTGCCGCGGGTGACACCTCCACAGTCGCTTGGTTGATTATGGATCCCGCTTAGACCGAAAGGGTCGGAATGATTTCGTTTTCGACCACTAGGTCGGGTACCGACGTTCAGACTTTCCTTCGCCGATTGGCAGGGAGAGACGTATATCAAAATCTTGAGAGTTTGGCTCAATCTGGAGTTGTTGCCCTCGCATCAGCAACTCCTGTGGAATCAGGTCTTGCGGCTGATTCTTGGTCGTACAGAATCACACGAGAACTCGGTCGTTGCCGAATCGAGTGGCTAAACTCAGATGTTGAGAACGGATTTCCTGTGGCTATCATGCTGCAGTATGGCTATGGCACAGGAACCGGTGGTTACGTCCAAGGACGCGACTATATAAATCCAGCTATCCAGTTGACGTTCGATAGCATAGCAGACAAGGTATGGAAGGCGGTGACCTCCTAATGACTACAGTCGACAATCGTGTCGTACACATGCAGTTCGATAACGCTGCGTTCGAACGCGGTGTCGCTCAGACCGTCGCTTCCATGGACCGACTAACTAAAAGTCTGCAGATGACGGGGGCTGCCAAGGGCCTCCAGGGTATCGGAGCCACCGCTAACGCCCAAAATGCGTCACTAAAGAACATGGAAACCGGTGTCGACAATCTCGCCAGTCGTTTCACACCTCTTCAGCAGATAGCTACTGGTGCCCTGCACAACATCGGTGCCAAAGTCACTGAGACCGCAGGCCGAATGGCTAAATCTCTAACTCTAGACCCCATCATGGACGGGTTCAAGGAGTATGAGACCAACCTGAATTCGATCCAGACCATTCTGGCTAACACCCAGGCAGCTGGAACAAACTTGCAGGACGTTAACGGCGCTTTGAAGGAGCTGAACCACTACTCCGACCAGACGATCTACAACTTCTCTGAGATGGCGAAGAACATTGGTACCTTTACGGCCGCCGGTGTCGATCTAGAGACGTCTACAGCGTCGATCAAGGGCATTGCCAACCTGGCTGCGCTATCTGGTTCCAATTCAGAGCAGGCTGCCGGTGCCATGTACCAGCTCTCGCAGGCTATATCCGCGGGTCGAGTGTCTCTAGAGGACTGGAACTCCGTCGTCAACGCCGGTATGGGGGGCACCGTATTCCAGCGTGCTCTTGCTCAGAACGCTGAGAAACTCGGCACCCTAAGCAAGGGTGCGGTGGACCTCAAGGGCAAGATGAAGAATGTTACGATCGAAGGGAAGTCGTTCCGTGAGTCGATCACGGCGAAGCCCGGCGAGGAATCGTGGCTTACTTCTAAGGTTCTGACTCAGACATTGGCACAGTTCACCGGCGATTTGAGTGACGCGGATCTTGCAGCTCAGGGTTTCAATAAGTCGCAGATCAAGGCTATTCAGGCTCAGGCCAAAACAGCTCGTGAAGCGGCAACCGAAGTCAAGACCCTGTCTGGTTTGTTCGACACAACTAAGGAATCGTTGACCTCCGGCTGGTCGCAGACCTTTGAGACTATATTTGGTGACTTCACCGAAGCCAAGGGTCTCTTTACCGGCGCTAGCAATGCCATCGGAAAACTCGTAAGTAGTTCTTCCGACGGCAGAAACAAGATGTTGTCGGACTGGAAGGAGCTTGGGGGACGAGACGCTCTCATCCAGGGTATTACCAATGCTTTCCAAGCTCTTTTCTCCATCCTCAGGCCAGTCAAGGACGCCTTCCGGGACATATTCCCAGCCACCACCGGCAAGCAACTCTACGAGATGACGGTATCGTTCCGTGACTTCATGGAACGGCTCAAGCTCGGTGGGCAGACCGCGGAAAACCTCAAGCGAACTTTCGCTGGGGTATTTGCGATCTTCGGAATCGGCTGGGAGATCGTAAAACAGGTTCTCAAGACAATAATGTCTCTGTTCGGCGAGGTCGGTAAGGGATCTGGTGGTTTCCTCTCGGCCACGGCCGGCATCGGAGATTTCTTCGTCGCTCTGCACAAAGCGGTTAAGGAAGGCGAAGGGCTCACCAAGTTCTTCCAGGGACTTGGGCGCGTGCTCTCAGTTCCGATCAAGCTGGTTCAGAAGCTCGCTTCATATTTGGGTGATCTCTTCTCGGAGGGAAAGGGTTCTTCCGCTGGGAAGAGTATCGGTGAACTAACCGACAAGCTCTCCCCAATGGCCCAGCTCGGTGAGATGGTCTCGAATGCCTGGGACCGAGTGGGCAGCGTCATGGACAAGGTCTGGAATGGGGTCCAGAAGGTCGGTAGCGCAATTGCCGACTTCTTCAGTAACTTCAGCTCCGGTATCGGTGCGGCCATAGACGATCTTGACCTTGGAGATGTGTTTGCCGGTATCAATACCGGTTTGTTCGCGGGGCTGGTCCTTATACTCAAGAACGCGTTCGGCGGCGGCGCGGGCGGCTTGATCGAAGGCATATCTGACGCTATCGAGGGATTCACCGGAACTCTCAAGGGTATGCAGAACGCGCTCAACGCCGCGGCTCTTCTGCAGATTGCCGTCGCGGTCGGTATTCTCGCTATGTCGATGAATACGCTGTCCAAGATCGATGCAGCTGGATTGGCTCGGGCTTCCGTTGCCATTGCCACTATGTTCGGTCAGCTTGTAGCCACCATGGTGCTCTTCAACAAGTTTGTTGGGGTGGGTGGGTTCGCCAAACTTCCGTTCGTCATGGGATCTCTGATCCTTCTGGCTGCCGCGGTTCTGGTTCTGGCACAGGCAGTTAAACAGCTTTCCGGACTCAGTTGGGAGGAACTTGCAAAGGGCTTGACCGGTCTTGCGGTCACCCTGGGTCTTCTTGTCGGGGCACTTAAGGTCATGCCCAACCCCGCGGGGTTGATATCGACCGGCCTTGGTGTTATTGCTCTGGCCGCAGGTATCAAAATCCTGGCTAGCGCGGTAGAAGACATGTCCGGCCTCGGTTGGAATGAACTAGCTAAGGGACTCGTAGGAGTTGGTTCCCTTCTCGGTGCGCTCGTACTCTTTACGATGTTTGCCAAAGCCAATAAGGGTGGTGTTCTTCAAGGCGCCGGAATTATCCTTCTAGCCGCGGGCATAAAAATCCTGGCGAGTGCTGTTTCTGACATGTCCAAATTGTCCTGGAACGAGATCGCTAGGGGTCTCGTAACACTTGCGGGCAGTCTGGCTATTATTACTACAGCTTTGATGCTCATCCCGCCCACCGCACCTCTTGCGGCCATAGGCGTGCTTGGTGTCGCCATATCCCTCGGGATGGTCGCTAAAGCACTTCAGAAGATGGCCACCATGAGTTGGGGTGGAATAGGAAAGAGCTTGGTCGTCATGTTGGGTGCTCTGACACTCATCGCGGCGGCACTTTGGATCATCCCACCCACAGCCCCTCTGGCAGCTGCGGGTATTCTGATTACTGCTCTCGCACTTCAGCAGGTTGCCAAGGTTTTGTCTGACTTTGCCCAGTACGAATGGGAAGAGATCGGTAAGGCCATGGTCATGCTGGGCGGCACTCTTGGTATCATCGCGCTTGCGATGTTCGCCATGACTACTGCCCTTCCGGGGGCAGCTGCAACTCTCGTAATTGCCGCGGCTCTCGCCGTACTAGCTCCTGTGCTTGCACAGTTCAGCCAGATGTCAATGGTCGAGATCGGCACATCTCTTCTTATGTTGGCCGGCGTCTTCGTGGTGTTCGGTGGGGCGGCTTTGTTGCTTACGCCGGTCATTCCTATGATGATCGGTCTGGCGGCCGCCGTAACCCTTTTGGGCATCGGTATGTTGGCTGCAGGCGCAGGTGTATTCCTGTTTGCCACGGGTCTTACGGCTTTGGCAGCTGCAGGAGTAGCCGGTACAGCCGCGATCGTGGGTATCGTAAGCGGTCTTGTCGGACTCATCCCCGAAGTAATGAAGCAAATCGGCTTGGGCCTTATCGCCTTCGCCGAAGTGATCGGTACCGCAGGTCCGGCTATAACCAAGGCTCTTCAAACGGTTTTGCTCTCGCTGGTTCAGGCAATCACGAACATCATTCCCAAGATCACATCCATGCTATACAAGATGCTCACGAGCATGTTGAATACCATGCTGAAGTACGTACCCAACCTGATCAGCACCGGAATGAAGCTAGTAACAGCCATCTTGGATGGTATCGCCAAGAACCTTCCCAAATTGATGGACTCCGCGACGAAGGTCGTTGTTAAATTCATCGAGGGTATCGGGAGGAATCTCCCGAAGATCATCCAGTCCGGTGTAGACCTGGTCCTGAAGTTCGTTAACGGTGTCACAAAGGCGATTGACTCGAACTCCGAGAAGCTCGGAGCCGCGGGGGGTCGTCTGGCTGTAGCCATCGTCAAGGGCATGGTCAAAGGTATCATGGCCGGGATTGGCGAGATCAAGAGTGCCGCAGGACGCGCTGCAAGTAGCGCGCTTGATGCGGCCAAGAGCGTTCTTGGTATTCACTCTCCTTCCAAGGAGTTTGAGAAAATCGGTAACTTCGTAAATGACGGATTCCGCAAGGGCTTGGATGGTAACAAGGACCAGGTCTACGCGGCGTTCAATGATTTGAAGAAGATGCTGACCGACCTGAAGAACAACACGAAGATGAGTGCTTCGGAAAGGAAGAAGGCTGGGGCCGCATATACAGAGCTTACCAAGAAGCTCAATGATGAGCGTAGCGCTATTGGGAAGCTGGCAGATAAGTATGACATTCTGACGGAGAAGATAAAGGCTGCACAGGAAGTATACACTGCTGCGATCAAGAGCCGAGACGACTACAACAAGTCGATCACGGATCAGTACTCGGACATGGCTACGCCTACGGGCGAGATCTCTGTCGCGGATTACCTTACGAATCTCAAGAAGCAGGTCGAAGACACCAAGGTGTACTCGAACCAGCTTCAGCGGCTTCGCAAGCTCGGTCTAAACGACGAGATGTATAAGGATTTGCTTGCGCAGGGTGTCGATGCATTGCCATTCGTTGAGAGTCTGCTCAGCGGCGGTAAGGCTAGCATCGACGAGATAAACGCACTTGGTAAGGAGCTTGATCAGGCCGGAAGCGCTCTCGGTAAGACAGCGTCGACGAACCTGTATCAGGCTGCTGTCAACTCGGCCAAGGGCATTGTCGATGGTCTGCAGAAGGAGCAGGCCAATATCGAGAAGCAGATGGACAAGATCGCCGATGCGATGGTCAAGGCCATCAAGAAGAAGCTCGGTATCAAGTCTCCGTCAGTCGTCTTTGCGAAGGTCGGCGGATTCTCAGGCGAGGGTCTCGCCAAGGGACTCCTGGGATCGTCCAAGCTAATAGCCAAATCGGCGGAGGACGTGGGTACGACCGCTGTGGAATCGCTCCGCAAGTCTATGTCTGGGTTCTCTGATCTGATCACGCACGACATCGATTCTCGACCCACCATCACTCCGGTGCTGGACCTGAGCAATTTCCGCAAGGACGCTGCCCGCATGGGTCGCTTGATGCCCGAAAGGAGCATCTCGATCGATTCCGCGTACGCAAAGGCAAGGTTCGTTCGGGATGGCTACGCAAGTAACCAGGCCGCGACCGTTCCGTCGGATGATATTTCACCGTCGTCCGGCGTCACGTACATCCAGAACAACAACTCACCCAAGGCTCTTTCGTCTGCTGAGATCTACCGCAACACGAAGAGTCAATTGTCTACAGTGAAGGGAGCTCTGTCGACTAGTGCTGACAATGGTGGAAGTTAGGACCCGGCGGGGCGACCTGCTGAGCCTGCCCCTCGATGACGACAGCTCGGGTTTCCGGGTCGTCGACATCGAGGGGCTTGGCCCTGTCAAGGCAACTCTCGTATCATCGAGTTTTGCGGGTATTGACGGGGAGCAATACCAGTCAAGCCGGCGTGAGGCAAGGGACCTCAAGCTGAAGATCGAGTTGGATCCTGACCCGGAATTCGACAGCGTCGACGATCTTCGTCAGAAGCTATATTCGTACTTCATGCCCAAGTCCGAAGTCTCATTTCGGCTGTACAAGGCGAATGGTCTCGAAGTGGACATCATCGCTCGTGTGGAGTCATGTGAGCCTGAGATATTCACCCGAGAACCCACGGTCACCGTGTCCACAAGATGTTTTAAACCGGACTTCATTGATCTTACACCTAAGATCGTCCAGGGGACGACGACGTCCGGTGAAGTTGGTATGGACATCGACTACAAGGGGAGCGTCGAGACGGGTATCCAGCTCGTGATCAACGTGAACCGTTCGCTTCCGAGTTTCAGCGTCTACCATCTCCCGCCTAGCGACGAGATCCGGACAATGGACTTCGACAATGCCCCCTTGATTGCTGGGGACGTGCTGACCATCAGTACCGTTCCCGGCGCCAAGGGGGCAATCCTCGTCCGCAATGGGGCACCTTCGTCTGTACTCTATGGTATCTCACCTCAGTCCAACTGGTTCGAGATGATGCCCGGCTTGAACAATTTCCGGGTGTACGCCGAGGGGGCTGACATACCTCTCACCATTGAGTACATCAATAGGTACGGGGGTCTGTAATGGAGGCTTATGTCCTCGACCCCCTGCTTCGCCGAATAGTGGTGATCGATCAGTTCGAATCTCTCATCTGGACTGAGCGGTTTGTAGCTTTCGGTGACTTTCAGATGGACATCGAGTCAACAATGGGTACTCGGAGTTTGTTGAAAGTGGGCACTCTGCTGGCCATGAATGAGTCGTACCGAGTTATGACAGTAGAAACTGTCGAGAACGGTGTCGACGCCGAAGGCCGAATGATGCTCACGATCAAGGGCCGTTCGCTCGAGGCTATATTGCTCGACCGAGTGGCCATGAGCTCGACCGCCGATCTGACTACAACACCCAAGTGGGTAATCACAGGTCCGCCTGCGGATGTAGCCAGGAAGATATTTCACGACATCTGTGTTACGGGGGTGCTTGACCCGATGGACGTCATTCCTTTTATTCACGAAGGAACCTTCCTGCCCCCGAGCACGGTTGCGGAACCTGTGGACCCAATCACGGTAGAACTGGACCCGACCACGGTCTATGACTCAATCGAAGACATTTGCACAGTCTGGAGTCTGGGGTTCCGGATTCTGCGGAACTTCGATACGTCTGAACTCTACTTTGATATTTACACGGGTAATGATCGAACCAGCGGTCAAGCTCTTCTGCCGGCGGTCATCTTCACACCGGAACTGGACAACCTCCAGAACACCAAGGAACTGACGACGGTCGATAAGGCCAAGAACGTCGCGTACGTATATTCTCCCGCGGGGTTCCTCAAGGTCTATCCCATTGGGGTGGATGAGGACATCACAGGATTTGAGCGCCACGTTTTGGTAGTGAACGCGACCGATGTTACTTCGGAGACTCCCGATATTCCAGGTGCGCTTCTCCAGAAGGGAATGGAGGAGCTAGCCAAGAACCGTGTCTACCAGGCATTCGACGGTGAGATCTCTCAGGACAGTCAATACATGTACGGCGTGCATTACAATCTTGGCGATATTGTCGAGATGCGAAGTACTGACGGCGTGGCCAACAACATGCGGGTGACGGAACAGATCTTTGTGTCTGACCGTGAGGGAGAGCGGGCATATCCGACCCTCGCTCTGAACACTTTCATCACGACTGGCTCGTGGCTGTCCTGGCTCAATAACAAGATGTGGGTCGACCTCACTACCGAAGAGTGGAACACTCAGCCATAAGGGAGGTACGTCATGGCAGAAGGAGATCAGGCGGCAGCTGCGGGGTACCAAGTAGTACCCGAATCGGGAGAGCAGGGTCGAGTTCGCTGGGGTGCCCGGGAGATCAACCGTACTCGGGATTATATAGCCCTGCTCAAGCAGCTCATCCCTACGGGTAAGGCCGGGTACCGAGAGAAGACCGGCATCACATCGGGAACTACCGATCCGAACCCGGCAACAGGTGCTGACGGAGACATCTACTTCAAGATCGTTGGGTAGGTACCATGCCCGACTACATCAAGACTACAGGTAGTGCTGGTCTCGGCAAGATGATGATCCGAGACACTGGTAGCGACGTTGAGTTCTGGTTCAAAGCCGGATATTCGTCGGACTGGTGGAACGGAATGCCGTTCAATTGGACTGCGAATGGCAAGACGACCAGCGTAACGATCAACTACCCGACTGGTGCCGACTGGAAAAAGGTCGGGGAAGTACGGATCACCGAATCCCAGACGGTAACATTTCGGATTACCGGTAGCTCCAGTGCTACAGGGATCGGTGGTCCTACTTCGTTCCCGCAGGCCATCAAACGGGACACAGTTCCTGCAAAACCGAGCACACCTGTTATATCCGGAATCACAGCAACATCGGTTTACGCCACGTTTTCGGACGGATTCAACGGTGGGGATTCGATCGATTCGAGACAGATCGGATACGGTACCAGTTCTACATCGGTGCAGCATACGGTTTCCTCGGATCGGTCAACGACTATCGGTGGTCTCTCTCAGGGGACCACATATTACTTCTGGGCCAGGACGCACAACTCGGAAGGATGGAGTTCCTGGTCTGGACGTGCAACGGCGAAGACGCTCATAGGTCCCGGTGCACCAAGTGCGCCTCTCCTGTCGAGTGCCAGGGCAACCAGCGTAGACGTTGCTTTTTCTGCTCCGTCAAATAATGGTGGTTCCACAATCACCGGATATCAAATCGGGTACAGCTCCACCGCATGGGTGGCAGATGGAACGATCGTGTCGGCAACTTCGCCTCAAGTAATCACGGGTCTAAATCCAGGTACCGTGTATTACTTCTGGGTTCGCGCCCGGAACGCTGTTGGCTGGGGAGCCTGGTCGGCAGCTCGTACTGTGCGTACGGTAGCCGGCGCCTACATAAAAGTGGGGGCAGTGACAAAGCTCGCGGTTCCATACGTGAAGGTGGGAGGCGTATGGAAAGTTGCCGAGCCCTGGATAAGAAATGTGGGGGTCTGGAGACGTACCACTTAGGAGAGGATAAGCATGGATGAGGTATGGATCCGGGTGATAACTATCATCATCGGATCGGGGGGGTTTACCAGCGGTATTTGGACCTTCCTTCAGCACAGAGACACCAAGCGCAACGCATGGAACAAGATCACGATGGGTCTCGCTTACGCTGAGCTCACTCGAAAGGGTCAGGAGTATCTCGATCGAGGATCCATCTCAAAGGACGAGCTCGAAGATTACTTGAAGTACTTCTACACCCCATACAAGGACCTCGGCGGTAACGGCGTGGCTGAGCGTTACATGCTAGGGGTGCGTGAGCTGCCCATCCGAAGGAACTACGATTTCCACATGAACTCGCCGAACGAGGAGTACACAAACAATGTCCGGATCATCAGCCCAGCACACAAAGGCTCTGCTGAGTAACCGCAGTTACGATGCCTTGAAAAAGTCCACTACGGTCATTCTTCCGGCCATAGGCGCTCTATATTTCGCGCTAGCCCAGATTTGGCAACTCCCAAAGCCGGAAGAAGTCGTAGGGTCCATCGCTGCTGTGAACGTCTTCCTTGGTGTTCTCATGGGCGTGTCAACGAAGTCCTACAACAAGAGCGATACCAAAAAGTATGCTGGTGTCATTGAGGTGTCTAGTCCTCCGGACGGGTCTAAGAAGGTGTTTTCATTGAATCTGAATGAGGATCCTGAGGACATCGAGTTTATGGACGAAGTCACGTTCCGGGTGGATACGGACACGATTGGTAACTCGATCATAAAGCCTTAAGGTAGTGGGGTCGCAAGATAAACATGGCTTGTAGTGAGACCCCTACCTTAGGAGTTACCGTGATCCTCAAAGCCGCTACCGTCGACGCCACGCAGCTGGATGAGATGATCGATGCGCTGTTCGAAGCGTCGAAAGAAATGTCCCCGCATTCCGCCGAGTATTCCAACACCGTGGACCAGTACATCAAGCTCTACAAGCTCCGTGAAGAGGCTAACGCCCGCACGAGCCTTAGTCCTGATGCCCTGCTCCAGGTGTTCGGAAGCCTTGCCGGGATTGTGGCCCTCATCTCCTTCGAGAAGTTCGGGCACATCGTCACTACCAAAGCTCTTGGCTTCGTCATGAAGGCCGCCAGGTAACACCCCGACACTAACCAAAGGAATTAAAACACAAACGCCGTGGAAGAGACTAACCCCTCTTTCACGGCGTTTGTGTTTCTGGTACTTTTATTTTTCTTTTCGCAGGATTGACATGGCTTATAATAGAAGAGACCCCTACGATTGGATACGCCATGTTTAATCGCCAGAAGAATCGTGCCATCCAGGTATCGATGGTCAAGACTGCAAAGACTGATAAAAACCTTCCCGAGCCCACGCAAGGATGCAGTCACAAAGACCCACAGCAGATCGCCGAGATCGCGAAGGACTTTGTGACGCATACCGCCAAGGCCGTCGGGGCGGTAATCATCGTCGCTGCATTCTCGACCGCGATCACCAGGATGGCCGACAACCTGACAAAAAACGACGACCACTCATAGATCTATATTTGAAACCGCGATCCCCACAAGGATTTCGGTTTTTCTTTCAGCAAAAATTCCCGGGGGAGAAAATCGTGAGAAAGTCTGTATGTTTCGGCAGATGGAATATGTCGATATACAGCTATCGAAATGGCACAAAGCAGGTCGGTCTGACGTTTTGGTGGCATTCCGTAAGAACTGGTTTTCAGATCAACGCGGGTCGGGTAGAGATCCACATAATGAGAGAGTCGCAAAAATAACAAGGCTTATAATGAGACCCCTACCCCAGGAGCATTCCATGACACACAACGTTGACCTCATCGTGAAGAGCAAGGAAGAGCTCGCCGCATCTCGCAACCGCTTCGTGAAGAAGATGGTGCTGACGAAAATCATCGCACCCATCGCTATCATGACGGTCTTGCACTTCGGCGTGAACTACCTTTTCGACAAGATGGACAACGCGCCTGTCGACTGAGATCCCTCTGTCACCGATTCTCAACGCCTCAAGCCCTAACAAGGGCTTTAGGTTTTTCGACTTCCAGATGGGATCATCATGTCCAAGTTTATGCGAACCGGTCTGTCTTCAGTTCTAGTCGGCACACTTCGTTTCATAGCTCTAGGGTTTGAGCAAGTAGCGTGTTTCTCGGGATATCTCTCGATCAAACTCCTGCACGCGTGCGTTTTGCTCGGAGCTTGGGGTCGTTAAAAAAAGGGTCTCGCAGGAATAACAAGGCTTATAGTGAGACCCCTACTAACGATTGGCATTCCCATGTCCGAGACCGTTGCCCAGGAATCGATCCTCACCCGCGCTGCCAAGCTCGCTGAGATGAAGAAGCTCACCATCACCTCCAAGCCGGAGACGACGGAGACCGACGAAACCCCTTCCCGCAAGAAGATGTTTCTGAAGGCCGCCCTCGCCACCGCCGCGGTAGGTGCAGTGACCTACATCATCGTCAAGCTCGCTTCCAGCGACGACGAGGACTCCGAGACCGAAACAACTCCCGAAGACTGAGAACCCAACCTCCCCAGGTTGCTCAGAAGACCCAGATACCCCACCCAGGTATTTGGGTTTTTCGTTTTGCTCTCGAGTAGAAGGAAACACATGAAGTTTGTCATGTTCCTCGGTAGGTCCTTCCTGGTACACGCGGCGATGTACAGCGGTGTTACCGCGGGCGCTGGCTTGGGACTCGTTCTCGTCGCCGGCGCCACAAAGGCTATGACGGGCAAGATCGTCGAGGACCTCCAGAAGACCGTCGATCTTAAGAAGATCATCGAAACCCCGAAGAACGAGACCCCTATCTCGGAGGACAAAGCGTGAGAATCTCTCTCGCCAAACTTTTCTTTGGCGCCATCGCTGTCAAACTTGGCTGGGGCACCGGTAAGGTGTTGATCCTCGTGGCGAGCAAGCTGGCAACCGACAAGGAAGCTCACAAGCGTATCAAGGACGCCTACGCCAAGGGTTCCGCAGACTTCGAGCAGGGGAAGCAGAAGGCCAAGATGCGCTTGATCTCCGACGACGTTGAGGTTCCGCCCCCGTCTTCTGACGATTGGGCCAAGTGGGCCGAGAAGCTCAAGCAGACTGATGATCCGGAGAATCGCCCGTGAACTTCGCAATACTGGCCAAGAGAGCCAGCAAGATCGCTGCGGATCACTCGCCAACAATCTTCACCACGCTCGGTGTCGTAGGGACTGTCGCAACAGCTTTCCTCACCAGCAAGGCGACTCTCAAGGCCACAGAGATCCTCAACGAGGCCGAAAACAACGGAACTCTGCCCTTTCTTAAGGGCGGGACGATCAGGGCAAAGGTTTATGACCTCACTCTGAAGGAAAAGACCGAAATCGTCTGGAAGGAATACCTTCCGGCCACCGGTGTAGGTCTGCTGACGATCGCCTGTCTTGTGGTGTCGCACCGCATCGGAATTCGACGAGCAGCAGCGCTTACCACCGCGTACAACCTGGCTGAGAAGGCCGCCAAGCAGTACGCCGATAAGGTCGTCGAAACCATCGGCAAGAAGAAGGAGCTGGGGATCCGTGACGCGATCGCCCAGGACGAGGTGGATCTCCACCCGATAGGGAAATCGTATGCTGTTACCACCGGTAATGGATCGGATCTCTTTCGGGACGCATGGAGCGGACGGTATTTCGACTCCACTCGTGTCCACATCGACCGAGCCGTAAACTTGATCAACAGCAAGGTGAACAACGAGTTCTACGCCTCGCTTACGGACTTCTACACGGCACTCGGTCTCGAGTCAACGTCTGAGTCGGACAACATCGGGTGGAACTCGGTTCAGCAGCTCGAGGTTTATATCTCGTACGCTGCGACACCGGATGACAAGCCCTGCGGTGTCATCAACTTCAGCACGACCCCTCGTCCGAACTACACTTCGGCGTTTTGAAGAGCGCCTAACCTCCGTCAAATCAACGAGTTCCTTAGCTGAAAGGCAACACTATCATGTCGCAGAACCTCAACGCCGAAACCGCTCAGAAGCTCGCTGACGAAGCCGCCAAGCTCGGTGTCGTCCCCGCGCAGGCCAACTCCGTTCCGCAGCTCGAGGACGTCCAGCACGACGCCATCGGTGCGCTGCAGGACTCTCTCATCGCCGTCGAGAAGAACATGATGCATGTCTACGGCGTGGGCGTCGACGTTCGGATCGTGCGCGACGAGGCTTCCGGTGAGTTCAAGGTCGAGGTTGTCGACCCGAACGAGTCCAAGATCAAGTCGCTGTTCGGCAAGGCCAAGGGGCTCGTCCAGCGTAACAAGAAGCTCGTCATCGCCACCGCCAGCCTTCTCGTCGCGTCCGCAATTCTGAAGGTCGCTGCCAACTGGCAGGAGGACAACGTCGAGGTCGTTTACGACGAGGAAAGCAACACCCTCACCGTATCCGGCGTCGAGCCCACCGATGCCTGATCAAACGCTCAAAAACTCGTAGTTAGGATTCCACAACATGTTCACCCGACCCATATCATATGAGAACCTGGACGGCGTTCGGGTCACGGAAGAGTACAGCTTCCATCTGACCAAGGCCGAAGCCGTAGAGATGAACTTCAGTCGCAAGGGTGGTATCGAGGAGTACGCAAGGAGGATCATCGAGACCGAGGAACATGGCGAACTCATCGCCATCTTCAAGGACTTGATCCTCAAGACGTACGGAGTCCGCGATGGCCAGGAGTTCGTCAAGGACGAAGCATACACCAAGCGCTTCGTCAACACGGGAGCCTACTCGGAACTCTTCATCGAGCTGGCAACCGACGCTGAGGCCGCCATCGCATTCTTCAAGGGGATCTTCCCGAAGGATATGCAGGGACGCGTCGACGAAGCCACCACCGCGAAGGACTTCACGGACGAAGAGCTCCTGACCATGCCGTGGGATGACTTCTACCGCGCGGCCGGCGGCAAGGACGACTCCCAGTGGGAAAAGCGGTACCTGGTCCTCGGGTTCCGTCGTAAGAGCGCTCGCGTCGCTGCGTAACACCCCCTGAGATGAGTTGGGGATAAGCGAGGGTCTGGTCACTGTAGGGGTCTCCCGGCCCTACTCCGGACGCTTATCTTAAACGACAGCCGAGAAAAGGTCGCAAGATCCCCCGCCCGGGGAAATGTGCCCGTCTCATCGCAGGAATAACTTGGTTTGTAGTGAGACCCCTACCGATTGGACTAAGAATCATGAAGAGGAACAAGACCGAAATCGCCAAGACGATTGTCGGATTCGTTGTTGGTGCCGGTGTCTCTCGAATCGCCAGAACCATCATCCACCAGAACCATCACGACGAAGAGCGGCTTCACAACCGCGTGATGGTCGAATCCGCGTCGATCGTGATCGGCATGATGGCCGCCGAAGCATCCAAGAACTACACCGACGCCAAGATCGACGAACTCGTCAGCTGGTGGGAAATCAACATCCAGCCTAGAATTCGATAAACCGTCCGAACGTCCTCAAAGCTACAAGCTCCTAACAAGGGTTTTTAGTTTTCATTCAGATCGAGGTAGTCGTGGATTTTCCGAGTAACAGCATCCATCAGCCCATCACACCCAAGATCCAGCGCCCGATTCCGACTGGAAACGAACCGCCGTCGCCTGTCACGCATGGGGAGGAGAAGGTCGTCCGGAAGGTCGTCGCCGGTCCTGCCATACGTCGGAAGAAAACTATCTTCAGCCGACTTCGCGCCCTCATCGTTCCGGACGGCAAGACCCTTTACGAGAGCGTTTTCCAGGATGTTCTGGGTCCGGCGCTTCGCGAGATGGTCTTGGACGCCATCATCCGCGGTGCTGAAACCGCGGTCTATGGGGAGCCCCGGACTGGATCTCGTCGTGGAGGAACTCATCGCGCCCCGGTAGGCGCATCTCGCCACATCCCTTACAACCAGTACACGGCTTCCCCTACCCCTCGCGAGACACGAATCCCCGCCCGAGGCCGTACTCACGATTTCGGACAGATCGAGCTCAACACACGTGCCGAGGCCGAGGAGATCGTTGCGCAGATGGACGAGATCATCGACCGTTACGGTCACACCTCAGTCCGCGACCTCAACGAGATGGTAGGTCTCGAGTCCGAGTACACCGATGAGAAGTGGGGTTGGCGCGATCTTCGCGGCGCCGACGTTCGTCGTCTTCGAAACGGCAGCTACGTACTCGAGCTTCCGCGGCCCGAAGCGCTATAGGCACCCCACCGCCATGGCCATACCTAACCGGGAGTTGATCAAACAGGCATACCCCACGGCGACCTGGAAGGCAAAGGTCGACAAAATGCCCGAGTCGCAAGTCACCGCTATATTCCTTCGACTGAAAAGACAGGGAAAGATCGCGTGATCAAGCTCTTGATTATGGCTGCAGCCATGACCAAGCCCGGTCAGAAGGTGCTGATTCAGGTACTTCGCACCGCCTACACCGCTTTCTTCAACCCGACTGAGATCGGTCTAAACCGGGAGTGCTACGTCTACAAGCGCGGATCTGTAATGCTCGCAAAGCACGTGTCGAACTGCGCGTGCGGTAACATCTTCGAGGAGAACAACCGATGAATCTGAGTTTCCTTCCCGCCGCCGTGACCAGTAAGGTCGGGCGGCAGCTTCTGATCGCACAGAAGCATTCTCCTGTCATGATGATGACTACTGGTGTCGTCGGTGTCGTCGCTGCTGGAGTTCTCGCCTGCCGCGCGACCCTCAAGGTCGACGAGATCCTCAAGGAGGCGGAGCACGACAAGGTCAAGATCGAGGCCGCGTCCGCTCTTCCTGACGAGAAGTACAACGAAGCTGACAAGCAGCAGGACCTCAAGGTCTCCCGCATCAAGGTCGCCATCGCGGTTGCCAAGAACTACGCGCCGGCCATCGCTATCGGTGTGGTATCACTCGCTCTGATCACCGGCTCTCACGTCATCCTTACCCGGCGCAACGCCGGTCTCACTGCGGCTTATGCAGCTCTCGACCAGATGTTCAAGGGCTACCGCTCGCGGGTTATCGCGGATGTCGGCGAGGAGAAGGACCAGGAATACCGCTACGACCTGGTCGACAAGGAAATCGCGGTCGAGGACGAGACCGGTTCCTACACCAAGACTGTCAAGGTCCCTGGGGCCAACGGTCGCTCGGACTACGCGGTGTGCTTCGAGAAGGGCTCCACACACAACTGGAAGCCTGAGCACATGTACAACCAGATGTTCCTCTCCGCTCAGCAGACGTGGGCCAACAACAAGCTCGCGGCAGACGGTCACCTTTTCCTGAACGACGTTTACCGCATGCTCGGGTTCCCCGACACTCCCGCGGGTGCCGTGACCGGCTGGATCGACGGTGGCGATGGTGACAGTGTCGTTGACTTCGGCGTGTTCCGGTACGACAAGGAAATGGGGAACATGTTCGTGAACGGCAACGAGCGTTCCATCTGGATCGACCCGAATGTCGACGGCGTCATCTACGACAAGATCTAGGGGGACCCACAAATGTGGAGGGAAATCCTGATCGGCCTGGCGAGTGCTAGCGTCGGATATTTCGTTGCGACGAAGGTTCTCCAGAGCCGCTACGACGAGATGCTTGACCTCGAGATCGCTCGGACCCGAGAGTTCTTCGAGAGCCAGGAGAAGCAAGTCGAAGAGGCCGTCGAAGCCTTCAGCCAGTACACCGGCGTGGAGGAATACGCTCAGCGGATCGCCGAGACCGAAGAGCAGCCGGAATACCCGAAGGGTTCTCAGGAAGCCGCAGTCAGGGCTCAGGATGAGATCATCTCCGGCATCACGGTCACACCTGACGTCTTCGAGTCCAAGGTGCAGCAGACGAACTACGCACGGATCCACGTACCGGAGACCGAAGCGATTCGTCAGGCCAACCCGGTCGAAATCGAGGATGCTCGGGCGCCGTACATCATCACCTTCGCCGAGTTCGACGCCAACGAGACGGATTACGTTCAGCTCACGGTGTCCTACTTCGCCGGCGACGGCATTGTGATCGACGAAGACGATGCTGTGATCGACGCTGCACAGGTCGAGAAGAACATCGGCACGGACAACCTCAACAAGTTCGGTACGAACACCGACGACCCGGACATGGACCCGAACAGTCTCTACGTCAGATGCGAGGAGTTCGGCATCGACTACGAGATCACCCGTAGTCCAGGTAAGTACTCGGTCGAAGTTCTCGGCGAGGCGCGGTAACCGTGCGTGGAAAGCCATTGGACGAGCTATATCTCCAGTGGCTCTACAGTCAGTACGCCGATCCGGATGACACCAATAAGGCTAACAGTTTCTGGAAGCTGTCTCTGCAGCTTTACAAGACTCCGTTTGTGTGGCTCATCCCGAACGACGACAACCGACTGGAGGACGGGGTAGCTCTCCGACGAGAGTTTCTTGACGACCAGCAAATCATCTTGACACGACGAGATGCCGGTTGGATAGATCTAGGATGTTCCGTCCTCGAACTGATAGTGGGCCTTGCTCGCCGACTCGAATACGAAGCTGGCGGTACGGCCCACTATTGGTTCTGGGTGCTACTGGAGAACATTGGTCTTCGAGGGTTCAATGACAGTCGTCCTTACCTTCGAGGGCACATCGAAGAAGTGTTGTACGCGGTTATATTCCGGCAGTACACACCCCATGGTCTTGGGGGGTTTTTCCCACTCCAAGACCCCAAAGAGGATCAGCGCTACGTAGAGCTCCGGTACCAGATGGCGGCTTACGTACTGGAACGTGTTTAAGAAAGGAGGGTAGATGCTGGACTTCTTTCAGATCAGTGTGAAGGAGGCCAGGAAGGAAGGGCAACCCTCTGAGGTTCGCCCGGATTTCAAGGTCGGCAGATCCAAGGATCTGATGGTGCGAGGTGGCGCTTTCTATGCCATCTGGGACGAAACGATTGGGCTTTGGTCCACGGATGAGTATGACGTCCAGCGTCTGGTCGACAGCGAAATCCGAGCTTACGTGGAAAAGCTGGAAAGCCAGGGAATGCCGTGCACGGCAAAGTACCTGAGTTCTTTCGGGACCAACGGGTGGAGCCAGTTCCGGAAGTTTATGAAGAACATCAGCGACAACAGCCACCAGCTGGACATGAAGCTGACGTTTGCCAACACCGAAGTCAAGAAGTCGGACCACGTAAGCCGGCGACTTCCGTACAACCTCTCCCCAGGGTCGATAGAAGCATGGGACGAGTTGGTGAGTTTCCTGTACGACCCTGAGGAACGAGCCAAGATCGAGTGGGCTATCGGAGCCATCATTTCAGGAGATGCCAGGCGAATTGAGAAGTTCCTGGTTCTCTACGGCCCCGGTGGTACTGGTAAGTCGACCATCCTCAAGATCATCGAGAAGCTCTTTGAGGGCTATGTCGCGATGTTTGAGGCCAAGGCACTGGTCGGAAACAATAACGCTTTCTCCACAGAGGCGTTCAAGCATAACCCTCTCGTAGCGATCCAACACGATGGCGATTTGTCCAAGATCGAAGATAACAGCAAGCTCAACTCGATCGTCGGGCACGACAAGATGTTGATCAACGAGAAGTACAAGCCCGGGTACGAGATGAAGATGCAAGCAATGCTCTTCATGGGTACCAACAAGCCTGTGAAGATCACGGATGCAAAGTCGGGTCTTATCCGCCGGCTGATCGATGTGAAGCCCACAGGTAACAAGTTCGAGCTCGAACACTACCAGTCGCTCATGGCCAAGATTGACTTCGAGCTCGGAGCCATCGCTAACCACTGTCTCACGACATTCAAATCGATGGGGCCGGGGTTCTACAACCGGTACCAGCCTACCGAGATGATGCTTGAGACTGATGTGTTCTTCAACTTCATCGAAGCACACTTCGACATCTTCAAGGAGCAAGACGGAGCTACTCTGAAGCAGGCTCACAGTCTGTGGAAGGTGTACGCCGAGGACTCTCAGCTCGAATACAAGATTCCTCTACACAAGTTCCGTACGAAGTTCGGTGACTACTTCGACGAGTTCTACACTAGAACCACCGTCGATGGGGTGCTTGTTTCGAGCTACTTCAAGGGGTTCAATGCGAATCTCTATAAGGTTCCGGTCAAACCCGAGACTACGCCAAAGACGTTCATCCTGACACTGGGGATGACTGTTTCACTCCTC